GTTCAGCCGACTCTTCTGCCAGTTGCTCCAGCATCGCTGCACTTCCAATTGCTTCAATCATCATTTTATATACCATCCTCTAAATTTCAGTTTTCTGTTTTATCAGCATCAATATATGGATCTACTTTATATACATCGCCCTCAAAATTCCACATTTGAATTTCTTTGCAAACAGCACCACACTTTCGGCACTTCTCTAGATCTATCCACATCTGATCTACCTGATGTATTTCATCAATCCACTCTATTTCAGCCGGTTTCTCACTGATAGATTTTATAATGATGCTTCCACACTTTCCGCATGTCATACAGCGTATTTTCCCTTTTCCGTATCGAATAAGATTATATGCTGCGTATAAGCGATCTTTTAAATTTGGATATTTTCGTCCCATAATTTCTCCTAAATCTTAACTTTCAGTTTACATCATTTGGCAATTGTGTTCCCTTCTTCTCATACAAAGCACAGCTAGACACATGGTGATGGATCCAGCCTGATCCGCATGTCCTCCGTTCTTTCCACGGTTCAAGATATACGAGGTTTCCGCCCATGCCACAGATGCCATATCTTACGCCATGTTTTAGACCGTCTTGTGGCTTACATCTCGGACATTCTGTACAATCCAGAAACTCTTTGTTCCCGATAAACACCGACATTGCTTACTCCTCCAAATCTTAATTTTCATCTTCTAATGCTGAATTAATTGCATCGCTTAAATCTTTAAAGCAATTTTTACATAAACGAATACGTCGATGTGATATGCCAAGTTCACTGGTTACTAAAAAATTTTTATCTCCGCAGTTTTCACAGCAATCCACTTTATTTATCTGGATCCTAGATATACTGTTTTGTGGCTCTTCTTTTTTTAGCTTCTTAGCTATCCAATTCATAATCTTAATATACAAATAGCTCAATCAATATCTCCAGAATCGTCATCATTCCAATATATTGAAAAGCTTGCAACATGCATTTTTACTATTTTTTCATATCCTGCAGCTTCTTCTTCAGAAAGCTCTTTGTTTACAATGGAAGGATGTTCAAGTTGGGTAATTCCGTATTTATTACGGATTTGCTCACGTGTCATAAAAAGCTCCTTATATTAGCGATGATACCAAACCATCTTACCATAAGCCCTCTTTTGTGCAGTTCCAGTGCCTCATCTATTGCAATTTGTTTTATGATCATTGCCCTTCTCCTTTTTATTCAACGGACACCATCTCGGTGCGGTTTTAATAGTTAATTTATCATCATGTCTTTCTGTTCTGCAGATTATAGGATGAGGCTCACATTCACTCCGTGCAAACTTGGCTTCATCATGAAGGCAGTAATAACGCCCTGGCCTTCCGTTCATGTCATAAAATTTTTTATAGCTGCAGTCTTTACAGTTCATTTCTTTTCCCCTTTCTGTATCTCTTTCAGCTTTTCAATTAAAGTTGTCCGGTTTGCCCGGCAGTCCCTAAAGAACTTTCTAGGCTCCAGAAGATACTCCTCATTTGCTCCATACCCTTCCTTGTACCTCATGGCAACATCAGCTTTCCAGTCATAGAGCATGGAGTGATACGTCTTGATAACGAAGCTTGTCCCATCTGGAAGATCATACCGATAATACCGCTCACCGGTCTCCTGGTTATCGATCCAGAGTGTCCAGGTTTCATACGCATCAATAAAAGCTGCTCTCTGGTCATTGTTCCTAAGCGGTGGAAGCTCTGGCTGCTTCGGTCTATCCTTTTTCTCTTCCAAATCTTCCAGCTCACACAGCATGGAAGCCAAAGCACCTACTTCCAGCTTTTGCATTCTGATATGCTCATCTGACTTATCAATGCCGGGAGTTCCCAGACATTTGCTAAGAAGCTGCTTCTTTCTCTCCAGTAACTCCCTCAAAAGCTCTATATCTGTACGCTCTTTCACTTCATTTTCGGGAGCTTCGATATCCATTTGCGACGTCGCAATCTCTTCCTCTGTTTCATCCAGCCAACCACATCTACAATTGCAGGCTTCCTTATATTCAGCACAGCATTTCACTCCATTAGCACCGCAGCAGTTGCAGTTTCCATACTTGCTTTTCCCAGTTATGCATGTCTTCGGCCAGTGCTGCCCTTCCTCTACCTCTGGACGATTAGCTGAGCTGTTGCATTCAAGCTTGCAGGCGCCATGTATAGCACACTCCCAACAGCACTCATGCGCACAGTCCATTCCACTTCCAGGCCGGTGCATATATTCTTCCGGTAAAGAACACTCATATTCTGGGCGGTGTAAGCAATGGCCCATTTGCTGCTTTTCGGCAGCATCTATAGGTTCATTCCGCTGCTCATCAATAATATCTGCTTTCTCATCAAATTCCGATGACCATGGATCATACATACACAACAGCTCACTGGCAAGCCGACCATATTTAAGGTGGATCTTTTCATTTCTCACCTGCCAGTCCATTCCACCTGCAAAAGAGTGAAAATCAAAACTATATTCTGAACAACCAACGTAATGATATCCGTACGGTGCCAGCTCCTTCTGGATCTGTTTTGCTTTCTCCCCAATGTTCTGCCCAGTACGCATAGCTCTCATTGCCCGTTTAAAATCATCAAGCTGATATTCCTTCCAGGCTTTAATAAATTTACGGATCGTCATGCTGTCCTGAGGTTGCGACGTCGCAATCTCCGCATCTTCCTCTTCCACCAATTCCGTAATCGGTATTTCCTGGCTAATAGGCTTACCTGCCACCGGCTGGACCATATTTTCATCCTCTTCCACATCAAACAGCTCCGCCGTTGATGCTTCAAAGCTTTCCGCCCTCTCTTCCGGCATAACCCCAGGGATATCTTTTAACTCTGTCTGCCCAGGTATCTCTATGTAAGGGATCTCCTTTGGTCTTGCCATGTTCCGGATCTCCCGGACCGTCATATCCGGTGTGACCTGCTCCAGCTGCTCGTCACTCATGCCAAGCATCTCCTGCAGCTGGCTCTTGCTGAAGTCCTTAAACCTATCATCTATGAGCGGACTGTTACCTCCCCTGGAAAACCTTGTGTTCCTGGTGATGTATCTGGATGTGGCAGAGGCACTGAGACCAAACCTGTCCATGGCATACTCATTAATGTTCTTATATCCTGCTTCCAGGTACAGCTCATTATCTCTGATATGTTTAAGATAAAATCCCGTTGCGATCACACTGCGAACTGCTGACTGCAGGTTGGACCGGATAAATACCTCTGCATCTTCCAGAGATACATTCTGGTACCATTCCTCTACCTCACCGGTCAAAACCTTCTGATCCACTGCAAGGATCTCTGTTTTGTTCTTCTCTGTCTCCACTGTTATCTTCCCTCCCCCGTAAGCTGGCTGCGTACTCTCTCCAGGGCGATCGCATCATAGTCCGTATCACTCTGGGTAAAGTTATGAAAACGGTTCTTAGGACCTGTTTTAGGCGTATCCTGCGGTCTTGCTGAATCCTGTGTCCTGCTCAGCCAGCCATTAATGAATTTATCAATGCCTCTGGCTGTCTTCCTGTTTTTCGGATGCGAGTCAAGCCAGCCGATCATCTTCCGGAATTCCTGGTCCACATCAACAGCCGGATAAAGCTGTCCGTACTTCTCTACAGAATCCCTTGATACCGGATAAAAGCTTCCGTCAAGTAACTGCAGCTCATACACGGTATCCGGGCAAGGACTGCTTTGCAGCTCCGCGCCTATCATTTTATTTTTTTTACTTTTATTTACTTTACTTTCCTTTATGTCATTTTTTCGGGAAGAATCGTTATTCTTCCGGGAATTATCCTCATTTTTCCGGGAAGAATGAAAAGAAGGGTTCACTTTAATAAAGGGTTCCGTTTCATCCGCTTCCAAAAGCCAGAAACCCTTTATTACCACCGGTGTCTTTTTGGCGCGTTCCTTAACCGCCAGCTGATACCGTTTCTGTATTCCGGGTGAGGTGAGGATAGTGTCCGACTTGAAAAGTGTGCTGTCCAGTAGTGACCGTTCAAGCAAGAATGTCAGCACCTGCTCTATGAACCCATCTGAGAGATTCAGGTCTGCTGCCAGGATGAACTTAAAATCATCGTTCCATTCCATGTAGTAGCCTTTTTTGTAGATCTCGCAGAGTAAATAGATATATACCGCGATCCCGTTATTGCCAAACCTGGCACGCAGGATCCGGATCTTATTATCCGTGAAAAAATCGACATCAAGAGGAAAGTAACTAAGACCTGGCTTCTGCTGTCTTGGCATTTTCCTTTCCTTCCGTTATCTGCTGTCCAGCCTCCCACTCTTTGTAGAGCTGGATCCAGTCTTCTAATTTCATGGTGACCAGCCATTCTGACCGGTCCCTGCGGTGGAACACAGTCGGTATCTCTCCGGTCCTGGCGTCCCTTTTGGACTGTTCCATGGCTTCCTGGAGGTTTAACCGTTCCACTCTCTTACATTCTATATGGATGCCTGGGAGACCGGTCACATCCGCATCACCGCTGGCACCGCAGAACTGCTGCCCTCTGCGGCAGTCATAGCCGTGGTCCCTTAACCTTCCGGCCAGTTCCCGTTCCCCGCGTTTTCCTTTTTCCCGCTGTGACTTTCCCATAACGATCCCCATCTTTCTTTAAAAAGGGGCGGCGGTCAGAGAATTGGGTTCATGGTCCGCCCCTTCAGGTACAACACCTCTGGTCATTTAATACCGTGACATATAAAACTGACCTTTAAGGTAATAAAACAAGCTTTTGCAAATACAACGGATTATCCGATGATAGTAATACGGTTTCTAAGAGCCATATCCTGTTCTGACAGGACTAATTCCAGATAATCCTTGATCTTTCTTACTGCTTCTGTCTTCCAGATGCCTCCCTCTGCTTCCACCAGCTTAAACTCCGGTGTCCCTCTGTCTCCGATACGGAATACAAACTGGCTGACCGGCTGCTCCACTTCCTGGAAGGTGCGGTAAGGTCTTAACTGGACCGGATTTGGTACGATCGCATCTGCCTTGGCCGCCACACCCACGGTCATGGTAGCCACCTGAGTGCAGCCGTCATCGGAATAGGTCTGCTCATTCTTTCTCTCGATATTTCCGGCAAGCAGGAGCACCGCATCCAGGTCCGCCGTTTTTGCGAAGTTGGCCTGCAGGCCGATCATAAAGCTTTCCTGGTCGTACCACTGGTCAAAGTGGAAGCCGGAAACCTGGGCATCCGTTTCAAACAGGACCTCTCTCTTACGTTCCCCATCCAGGGCAGACATCAGCCTGACCTTTGTAGGGCTTACCACATGGACGATCATCCTTCTGCCTTCCGTAAACTCTTCCCTGCAGTTTACGATGTAATCTGCCAGTGCTGAAAGAGTCGTGGCCTTTACAGGCTCTGCATAATTGGCGGTATCATATCTTCTCAGTGCCTTGTTGGCATATGTATGACCGCAGATCTCCACCACTTCTGTTTTCTCATTTTCCCTGGCAAGATCTTCCACATGCTCCAGGGCATCTTTTAAACCTTCTAACATTGATTTTCTCTCCTTTTACTTATTTATTTCTTTGGTCATGACAACCACAGTAATCTTCATTCGTTACATAATCCCAGTAATACTCTGACTCCTCACAGTTGCATAAAAACGCATCTTCATCAACTGGTGAGTAATACTTACAGGTTCCACAGCTTTCTTCCTTCCTCATGCCTGCTGCCTCCTTAAGTCAATCGGCCCGGTCCTGCGTTCTTCAAAGATCTCACCCGTCTCCGGATCCGCCCTTCTGCCGGGGCTGACCTCTTCATAAGCAGCTGCAGGGATCTCCTGTACCGGATTGACCTGTGGGAGCCTGCTCCCCGGCTCTGACATATCAATACGGCCCGTACTGGAATCCTGTCCTACCAGGAACATGGTCTCCGCTTTCTTAAATCCGGCCAGTTTCGGCTTCACGTTATACTCTACCTTCAGGTTCCCACGCCCGGCCGGTTTGAACTTGATATTGATCGTCATTTCCCTGGCAGCTTCCGGATCCATGTTCGGATCCAGGATGTTCCTTCCGATCTGTCTCAGGGCCATGTTGAACTCCTCATGCAGCCTGCCATTGCCAATGCTGTCAAATGTTATCGCCATGCCTTGATCACCTCCTTTCATTTCACCTATTTAGCTGAAAAAATCTGCCGCTGCATCGTTCGTTTCCTGCGCAGCATCATCTTCCTGGACTGCAGCATTCTCTTCCTGCGGTACCGCTGCCTCTTCTACTGCATCCGGCTGTACAGTCTCCACATAATCCCGGCTTCCGTCCTCACGGATCACTGCCATATCAGAGTCAATGGCGTCCTGAAGGTCAATGCTCATGATGCCCCACTTACTGATCAGCTGTCGGAGCATAGTCTTATAGGCCATAGCATCAAAATCCTTGGCCCAGAAAGTCCAGCTTGTCCCTTTTTCCAGGTCGCGTTTATAACCAGGACTGTACTTCTTGGCATGGGCTTCCATTTTTGCCCTGCTCCAGTACATTGCTTTCCGGAAGCCATTGGTGTACTCAAACATTGCATAGTAGCCGATCGTGGGCGCTGCTTCTCTCTGCTCATCATCCTGGATCAGGTTCACTTCGATCTCCTCATTCAAAGGATCAAAGCGGATCAGTTCCCCTTCTTTGATAGAAAGCACGTTCAGTTTCTTATACTGACTGGAACGGGTCGCTAACTGGATATAGCCTTTATATCCGAGCTGGAACTGTGCTTCTTTAGCTCCTTTACTGCGGTTATCATAAGGGACCATGTAATACTGGCCAAGCTGTGGGCTTGGGGAGAGGTTTAATGACTCTCCCAGAAGTGCCGCTGACAGGATACTGGAATTTGTGCATTCCTGAAGGGCCGGTGTTGCCTGTACCGCTGATACGATACTGGAAATAAAACGCGTACCGTTCTTCCCACCTACTACCTTGTTGATCTGGTCCTTAACTGCATCCTGGGTAAGATATGCAGTTAATCCCGTCTTCTGTGTCCTTGGTGCTAACCTGTTTGCTACTGCCATTTCTACATCCTCCTCTTACTGTTTCGGTACCGGTTCAAACCGGATGCCGTTCTCTTTTAAGAATCCTTTTAACTTCATCAGCTGTTCCCTGGTGGCATAGACCCGGAAATCGATCACATTGACCGGCTCTTCTACGGTCTCCATTTTAGGTTCTTCTGCCTTAACCGGTCCTGCAGGATCTGCCTGTACGTTTTCCTGTCTTCCGGCTGCCATCACGCTCTCAGCTGCGGCTTTCCTCTGTGCTTCCTGCTCTGCCTTTCTCCTTGCCATTTCTTCCTGGTAAAGCCTGCGGTTCTGTTCCTCTGCCTCCAGCTGGTTTCTTTTTGCCATGGCCGCGCCGATATCATAAGTCTCCAAAAAGATTTTCTTCATATCACCAGCATAAGGGCTGTCCACTTCGCTTAAAACAGCCAGGCCCTCATCCACCTTCTGGATCAGAGCCAGGATCTCTTCCTTGATGGACTTCATGGTAGTGGAAGCCAAAGCATATCTTGGCTGCATCACACGTTCAAACGGAAGATACTTGCCAATGTCATGGATGTTATCCTCATAGAACTCCCTGACCTTGGCGGTCTTCTCCTCACGCAGGCGTTCCTCGTAGCCTTTGATCTGACCGTCAATGTTATTGATAGCCTTTTTAATGATCGCTGTAAGATCATCCGCTTCTGAACGAAACGTCTCATAAGGTTCCGTAACCTTTTTACGTACCCTGGATTTCTCTGCCTCTAACGCATCTTTAAACTTATTTAACTTTGCTCTGTCTTCTTTAGCCTTTTTGATCATTTCATCTGTATAAACAGATGCTGCATATTCTGCAGAAATAGGCTCTATATAGTTTTTGAGTTCTTCGTAATTCCACTCGATCCGCTTTAAGAAACTGTCTTCCGGATTGTAAACTTTTAATTCCATCATGTCTGTTTTCCTCTTTTCCTATATTGCCGGGAGGATCAGGTCCGGCCTGGTACCCGTGACCACACAGTTCCAGAACTTCCGTTCTGACTCTACCAGGCACACTATATCCTCCTCAACTTCTTTACGTTCAATAAAGTAATGCCTTGTCTCGATCCGCATCCGCTCTCCCTGACCACTTTTGATCTGGGCTTTCAGGACTGCAAAATCGTATTCCGTTACTGCCAGATAATGGAGTACCTGGCAGAAGTAATTATCCGGGATCTTGTCCCTCCATTTCTCCCACTGGGAACTCTGAAGGATGTTTGTGGTCTTGATCTCCAGGATCCCATGACGTCCGGTACTGTCCAGAAGCTCCCCATCTAAAGAAGCATGCATCCAGGGATACTTAGAATTGGTAAACATGTTATCCGGATCATAAAGAACTTTATATTCCGGATGATCCAACGCGAACAGCGCACGGAGATATTCTTCCGCCTCTGTTCCATACTGGACATAATCCTTATCAGAAATGTCTTCCGGAAGCACCAGTCCTACCTTTTCTTCCCAGAGCTGTACATTATCCTTATAAGGATTTAGCCCCACACAGGCGGCTGCATCCGAACCGCCTATGTGGTTCTTTCTCCCCTGCAGCCACTCTTCCCGGCTGTTAAACAGCTTTTTAGTTACCATTCGTAAGCCTTTCCAACATCTTTTTCTTGCAGCATCTCTCGGTCTCTTCTATAAATGCTGTCAGCATTGCGATTGCCTGCATATCATTATCAGTCATGCGGCTGATTGCTTCTGCTATGCCATCTGCTAAGCCTTGGACCATCATAGAACCCCTTAACCCTTTACCGCCGACTACGGCTAACTGAAACTGGTTCTCTTCTTTCATCTCTCCCAAACCGATCGCTACAATCAGACCACAGTCCTCGGTCTCTCCTGCTTCCCTGTTATCTACTACAAACTTCGCTTTTACCATCTTGCATTTCTCCTTCTCCCTCCGTATAATGAGGGTGTACAATGTTTTTATTACCGGACCTTCCGCAGTTGCCGCTGCCTGGGTCCTTTTTTATGTATCCTCTGCATGCCTGTAAGCGGCTTCTCTCCATGCACCGGTTCTTCCTGATGCAGG